AAAGGCATTATCTACCCCGTTTACGATTTCTACCCCGTTTAGCCGCCTTATCCTTCTTATCTTGCTTAGTCGGCTTGCTATATCCGTATTTGTTAACTTTACCCATAAAATCCTTTAAGTGCGTAACTCTGATTCATGCGGCGCATTGAAGATGTATCTCACCAAGACTGCCGTTGATGCGATCTCCGCACCCAACACAACGTCACACACTAAAAGCCCTTTACCACAATGTGACACATTAATGCAATAGCCGGATATACGATTTTATTTGAAGTAAGTGCAACAGGCTGCTTTTGGGACAAATTGGAGGGGGTGTTTTTCTCCCAAACCTGTCAAGGAGCGTATTACGACGAATAAGGCTCCTATGGGCAAAAGGCAAAGTTATCCACAAAAGTTTCTTAGAAAAATTGCAATTTTTTATTAAATAACCCCTGTTTTAAGGGTTTCGGTGGTTTCTTGAAAGTGGCTTATGATAAAATAGAAATGTTCGCGACTAAGTGAAACCAAGATCATGAAAGTAAAAATTACAGACGGAGGCCGTAGTGATGCGGGATACAAAGGCACAACAGGTGACTGCGTTACGCGTGCAATATCTATTGCGACCGGCAAGCCTTATAAGGAAGTTTACAAATCATTATTTAAGTTAAGTCGGGCAACCCCGCGCAGGGGGGTTTGGCGAAAGGACTATGATAAATACTTGAAAGGGCTGGGCTGGGAATGGGTTCCTTGTATGTTTATTGGGTCTGGATGCAGGGTACACCTTAATGAGAGTGAATTACCAACTGGCATAATCATTGCGCGGCTGTCCAAGCATATTTGCGCGGTAATTGACGGAGTTATACATGACACTCATGACCCTTCTCGCAGCGGGAGCCGATGTGTTTACGGGTACTACCGAAAGACTAATACCCTGTGAACATCCCGTCTGGGACAGCATCATACTCGGCCATAGCTCCGGCTTCGTCGTACAACTGCTCAAGGGTGGGGCGGCTTAAAGCATCATATTTCTCCCAACTACCCCCCACACCGCCCCCACAACTAATAGCCCCCAACACTGCGTCAGCCCTGTCCGGACTGGCTAACCCCCTCAATTTCATCTTGTCTTTCGGTTCAAGGCCCAGCTTACCTTGCCGACTCACTTCCACCCGTCTTGAAACAAGCTGTTGATGGAGTTTCTTGTCATCAGGCAAGATCACTTCCTTATTAGCTATTGCTCTCGCGCCAGTGTGCCACATCTCCGCACCCCGATTCTGATACCTTGCATCAAACGGTTTACCTCCGAAATTAACCCTGTGTATGTCATAACCCGCGTCCATTAACGCATCACACAACGGTAAGCCCATCCCGCCTTCATCCCCGTATATCTCGTCAGCCACTAACCCGTGGCGGTCAAATAAATTAATCAGTTTGCCAATGGTCTTGTTGGTGTCTCTTTCCTTCCAAGTCTCCATCTCCGTAATCTCATTGCCTTTACGCAAACAAAACACCGTTTCATCTCCTCCAGCAGCAAAATCCACAAAAGCCACATTCAACCCCTCCCCCCTTTTCGGAGGGCTTTGTAAGGATTCCTCAAGTTCACGCAGACTCAAAACCACACCTTCATCACTGTCATCAACAAATTCCCCATAAATCATAGACCGAATCAAAGGACTCTTCTCCCCATACGTCCTCACCTGTTCGTCAATCCATTCCTTGGTCAAATGCGGGCAATCAAACGCCGTTACCGTAAACGTATCCCACCTGTCTCTTTGCTTGGTAAAAGCTTCATAAAAGAATCCACTAGCAGCCCCAGGACTGCTCATCATCAGTAACCGACTAGGTTGACATCTCTCTACCGCATGGAAAATCTTCTCATCCTGAATGCCCTTCGCTTCATCCACAATAAACATCAGATTATCTGTCGGCCCTTGCCTGTGCCAACCCTCCGCCTTATGCGCGTCACTCGCACTAAACCCAATCGCTCTAGCCCCATTCACAAACCTTAAACCACTTTGTGTCACCTCAAATCCATCGCCATTTGTCAACTGACTTGTAAACCGCCTGATAGCGGGCCATAACGCGCCCTCAACCTGTCTAAACACTCCAGCAGTACAAACACACAGGCTCTCCGGAAAGTTCACCACATGCCAAACCACAGCCGCTGCGGCTACCATGCTCGTCTTGCCCGATCCATTGGCCGCTTTCAAAGCCACCCGACTCTCCTTGTAGTTCAATGCCTTCAACACATCAAACTGCCAACCATACGGCTGCTCGCCTAACCAACGCTCAGGAAACCATTGCAAGTCATAGGTCTTGCTCTGCTCCAGTTCTTTCTTCTGCTTCGCTGTAAGTCTTTTTGTTTTGGGCTGTTTTGGAGAGGGGGGTGCAGAAGCAACCTTACTGACCGTGGGGGTGCTGGGGTCAGCGTGGTCTCTTGACTTTGGCTTGGAGGATTTGGCTGGCATATATTGACCGCTAGTTTATCAAACTACCGCACTAATTCAGAATAACCCACAAAAACAGAGCTATTCCTAAACGTCTTTAGCTTTGTTGACACTTTCAGCCGGTCTTTTGGCTTGAGATTGCAAGACATTCTGCAAGTTTACTGTCACTTGTGGACTTGATCCGGTTTGGGTTCGTTGTGCAAACTCTGAACCGTTGCACCGTTCCAGTAGCCATGCTGCTGCTTGCCAATTCTTCTGCGCGTGCTGATCTATTAATCCAAGCAATCTCTTTTTACCTTTCTCTTTTGAGAGAGAAAGGGTTATAGCCAATTCATTATCACCCTTGTTCCTATTCAGCATCCGGCTAAATGCTGCTTCACTAATCCCCAGGAGGCTTGCAATCCTACCTTGAGGGAATCCCACGCTCAAAGCCTGTTTAGCCTCGTCAAGCTGCTCATCTGTTAACTTCAAGGCAATTGGCTTTCGGCCAGTCTTTGGCTTGGCGAGCTTCTTTGATACGGGCTTAACTACTTTTATAGCCATAATAAAATCTAAGGAGTTTTAGCTTCTAGGGACGGGGATTAAAAGCCAATTATTCAATTAATCGTTATTTGCTGTGAATAAGGTGACACAATTAATGACGAAAAAGATATTGACGGGAAAAGGGTAATACACTATATTGATTTCAGACGGTTGAGATTATTTAGCCGTTTAATGAAAGCACTAGGACAATGCAAAATATCATACTTACCGAATGCCAAAGAGAACATTTGATTTCTTGGATAATAAACAACCTTACAGATCACTCCGATGAGTTTGAGCTGAGAAAACGCGAAGCCTACGTGGCAAGCTGGCGAATTATTGGCTGGCTTGAATGCTTACCGATTGAAGATGCTGAATACTACATTGATTGTGGATGGCAGCGTGTAATGGATGAATTTGACAATGAAGTTTTAGCAAATTAGAGAACCAATAACCAAAACTAGGACTAAAATAAAATGAAAGAAATCACCAGAAACATTGGAATCAATCGCGGTAATCGCCGTGTTTGGATTGAAGGCAAATCACTTGCTAATGAAGCTTGGAATAAAGGCGTGCGTTATAAGCGCATTGAAACGGCAAACGGATGGGAGCTAATTAGAGATGAAAATGGACCGCTAAAAATTGCGGGCGGTGAGAATCGACCTGTCATTGACATTTGCGGTGATTACGTTGGCAAAACCTTGCAAGGCTTTGACAAAGTATCTGTCAAGATCACAGCCAATAAAATCACCATACAAGGCTCTGCTGCTTTGGCGTTATTAATTCAACTCGCTGCGTAACATGACTGTAAGAGACTTAATTAAGAAGCTTGAATCTGTAGAGGATCAAAACGCATCAGTTATTTTATCTGTTGAGGTAGATAAGATGCTGCTTGCCGATAAAACCGCAGAAATGCACAAGGACAATGACAACCAAGTTTGTTTTTCTGCGGAAACCTTAGATCAAATAGATGACAACGGCGATTTTGTACTAATTGAGGGGGGATGTTGATAAATTTGATCAAATGCACCCTGAATAACCATTGTATAGGACTTGGCAAGCCGGACAGGATGAATGGGAGAGATTTCTTTATAGAAGAGAAAAATTAATCCTACAACCACAGCCACCAGATAACTGGTGGTTGCA